GTTCGCTCACAGACTCAGTACAAGCAAGAGTACTTGGGTACGTTGTTCACCTCTGACATGCTGTATGGCGTAAAAGAGTTGCGTGACGAAGCCGCTGTGGCTATCGCACTGCCTGCCTAAGTAGGCTAAAGGAGGCTCTCTTCGGAGGGCTTCCTTGTTAAAGGGCTTTTACACAGAGCCTTTCAACAAGGAGAAAACATGGCTAAGTTCAGATGTAAGGCTAGTGGCGGTATTATGGAGTTCCATAATGAATATGATATTAAAAAAGTCCGTCAACAAGAAGATTATGAAGAAGTAATCGAAGAAGAAGAAAAAGAAGTAGCTCCTCCTGTAAAGACGGTTAAGAAAACTAAACCTAAGGAATAATAATGGCTATTTACCGGGGAAACGGTGGAGCTGGTGACGCTACAGGTGGTGTGACAGTTAACGAGGTGACAGCACTCACCCAACAAGCAGCCACCTCAGCCGCCTCAGCAGTTACTTCAGCTACTAACGCAAGCACAAGCGCCTCTTCAGCCGCCAGTAGTGCGTCTGCTGCCTCTACAAGCGCAACTAATGCGGCTAACAGTGCTTCAGCTGCCGCTACAAGTGCTACCAATGCTGCCTCTAGCGCCTCTAGTGCGTCTACGTCAGCAGCCACTGCTACAACTAAAGCAAGCGAAGCCGCTGCTAGTGCAACAAGTGCAGCAGCCTCAGCAACTACAGCAACAACCAAGGCAAGTGAGGCTTCTACCAGCGCAACTAACGCTGCCGCTTCAGCCTCAGCAGCCGCCACTAGCGCATCCTCAGCTTCTACCAGTGCAAGTAATGCCTCTGCCTCAGCTTCAGCCGCTGCAACCAGTGCGAGTAATGCAGCGACCTCTGAGACTAACGCAGCCGCCTCAGCTTCTACAGCTTCTACAGCCGCCACTAATGCGGCTACAAGTGCTTCTAACGCCTCTACTTCAGCTACCAACGCTGCCAACAGTGCTACTGCTGCTGCCACAAGTGCAACTAACGCAGCTAACAGTGCTACTGCTTCAGCCTCTAGTGCAACAGCCGCTCAAACCGCTCAGACAGCCGCAGAAGCCGCTGAAACCAATGCCGGTACCTCTGCCTCAGCCGCAGCTTCTAGCGCCTCTAGCGCCTCTTCTAGCGCGTCTACGGCTACCACACAGGCTACCAATGCAGCCTCTAGTGCTTCATCCGCAGCAACCTCAGCAAGCAATGCCGCCTCTAGTGCTTCATCAGCTTCTACTTCAGCAAGCAATGCAGCAACAAGTGCTACGAACGCAGCTAATAGTGCTACTGAAGCTGCTACTTATGTTGCTAACCAAACGGGTAACAGTGGTAAATACTTGTCTACCGATGGAACTAATGTTTCTTGGCAGACCGTAGATGCACTTCCAAACCAAACTGGTAACAGTGGTAAGTATTTAACGACTGACGGAACTAATGCTTCTTGGGCGGTGGTTAATGTAAACCCAGCCTTAAATGACCTTAGCGATGTAACAATTACAAGCCCTACTACTGGTGAGGGTATTGTTTATAACGGTTCTGGTTGGGTTAATGGTGCTGTTGGTGGAAACACCACTACCAAGGGTTTGTATGAGATGGCTAACACTATCAGTGCAAATTACACTATTAGCTCTGGCAACAACGCAATGAGTGCTGGACCAATTACGATCAACTCAGGCGTATCAGTCACCATTCCTAGCGGTAGTCGCTGGGCTATTGTCTAAGAGGTATATATGGCTATTGTATTAAACGGTGATGGGTATATCACAGGAGCCGCTGGTGTAGGCAAGGGTGGCTCTGGTACTAACGTTGCTTTCTACGAGACTGACAACACGATTACGGCTGACTACACAATCGGCACGAACAAGAACGCCATGAGCGTGGGTGACATTACGGTTGCCACGGGTGTCACAGTTACTGTTCCAACTGGTTCTTTCTGGGTGGTTGTATGAGCGGAAATATTAACTTTAACGGCTGGATTAACGATGACGGCTCAGAGAACTACAAGTGTAGGGCTTGGGTGAACTTTAACGGTACTGGCACTGTGGCTATTCGTGCGAGTGGGAATGTGAGTAGTATTACGGATAACGGCACTGGTAATTACACGATGAACTTCTCGACTGCCTTACTAGATGCAAATTATTCTGTTGGAACAGAAACAGTGAATACGTCTGCTGGGAACAATGCTTTTGTGCGAGAAAGTGCAAGTTCACGGGCGACACGCACAACCTCCGCTTATCAAATATCAATTGTTCAAACCGCAAATTATGGGCTAACAGATTGTGAGTACGTTTGCGTCTCCATCTTTCGCTAGGAGCTAATATGTCAACAATTAAAACAGAAACACTAAGCACCCCTAGCAACGCAACCGTCCCAGTAGACACAGTGGTTAACGGTACAGCAAAGGCGTGGGTTAACTTTAACGGGACAGGTACGGTGGCTATTCGTAGGGCTTTTAATGTAGCGAGTATTACTGATAATGGAGTTGGGATATACGGAGTAAACTTTACAAATGCAATGCCAGACACAAATTATGCAACTAGTTTAAATATTGGCAATAACATCAATCAAACGTGGTGTGACACGTTCAACACGACTTATGTATTTGCACGAGTTTATACAGGTAGTGCGTATACTGATGATGCTATTGTGCAGGTTGCTGTCTTCAGCTAAAGGAATACCATGAGTACAACAATAAGCGGAACAAATGGTGTTACCTTTCCAGATAGCACCTCAATGCAAACAGGTCAACAGGCTTGTAAGGCGTGGGTTAACTTTAATGGCACAGGGACTGTGGCGATTAGGGGGTCATACAATGTGAGTTCAATTACCGATAGAGGTACAGGACTATACACCATGAATTTTACGAACGCAATGGCTAATACAAATTATTCAGTTATTGGACAAGCGTGGTATGCGGGAGTTCAGGGTGCTTTGTTTGGTATTGAAGGAACGCCTACTTCTACAACATCCAAAGAAATAACTGTGCTTAATACAGCGGCATCAGCCGTAATTGATGTGACATATGTTTCAGTCACCGTCTTCAGTAACTAATTTTTAAAAGGAGTCTAACATGGACAACAAACGAGTAATTTATCCAACAGACGAAGGCGGCTGCGCTGTCATCGTTCCTGCACCCGGCGCTACACAAGAGCAGGTGCTGAAGGCTGTACCAGCAGGTAAGCCCTACAAGATTGTCGATGTGGCTGATGTGCCCAGCGACCGTACATTCCGCAACGCTTGGGAGTATTCAGAATGATTACAATTAACGTAGATAAAGCAAAAGGCATTGCCCACGAAGTTCGCCGTGCCAAACGTGCAGAAGAGTTTGCACCACTGGACGTAAAAGCCACCATCCCATCTGAAGCTGTTGCGGCTGAAGAAGCACGTGCGGCTATTCGTGCCAAGTATGCTGGTGTACAAACGTCTATTGATGCCGCCGCTGATGTGGGCGCATTGAAGGCTATTGTCGAGGGGTTGTAATGTCCAAGGTAACCATCCAAGGGGATGCCAGTGGGACAGGTATCTTTACAATAGCATCCCCAAATAGCAATACAAATAGAACGCTAACCCTGCCTGATGAAGCGGGGACGGTGTTAACCACGGCAGGTGTACCCGCGTCAGCGATGCCAGCGGGTAGTGTGTTGCAAGTAGCAAGCACTGTATTCCAAGGAGTAGGGAGTACTACAGCCAACGGGTCTGCAAGTACTATTACCAATGGACTGCAAATATTTAGCCTCAGTTTTACACCTCTTTTGGCAAGTAGCAATATTTTGGTTCAAACAAGTTCAGTAGCTATTAGCGAATCCACAAACGGTGCAGATTGGGCGTGGCTAGCGTTGTGGAACGGAAGTACGTTTGTTGCAGCAAATTCAGGTACTTGGCTTTATACGAATTTTGGTGGCAATCTAAACGCAGCTTACACATCCATAAATGAGGTTTTTGCTGCTGAAAGTACAGCCACAAGAACTATACAAGTTCGTGCGGCGATGAATGGCGGTAGCCAAACTACTTACATTAACGGCAATGCGAGTAATAATTACACCGGAACAAGTGCTCAAATTAGAATGACTGTTATGGAGATTGCAACATGAACCACAAAGCAATATATGCGTTACACCCAAGTGTCGTAAGTATTAACGACACCACTGGTGCATTTGACGCAGATGGTAACAAAGTCGCCATTGACATGGACGCTGTTAACGCTTGGGTTGATCCTAACGCATACAAAGACCAACGTGCCCAAGCCTACCCATCCATTGCTGACCAGCTAGACACCATCTACCACGAAGGCATTGACGCTTGGAAGGCAACGATTGCCGCAGTGAAACAGGAGTATCCAAAACCATGAGCACATTAGCAACAAACGCCATCACCGATGCTAGTGGTGGCAACACAGCAAGCATCAACGGGTACACCCCCACGATGTCTAACATGGCTGGCAGGAATCGCATCATCAACGGAGATATGCGGATTGACCAGAGGAACGCTGGGGCGAGTGTTACTCCTACATATAACAGCTATGGGCTTGACCGATGGAGCTTTCCTGTTAGTCAAAACAGCAAATTAACAGCGCAACAAAGCTCAACTGTTCCTTCGGGTTTTACAAACTCAATGGTAATTACATCGTCATCTGCTTATTCTGTTGGTGCGTCAGACTATTTTTCTTTGCAACAAAAAATTGAAGGTTATAACGTAGCTGATCTTGGTTTTGGTACAGCTAGCGCCAAAACAATTACTTTGTCTTTCTGGGTGCAATGTAGTCTTACCGGAACTTTTGGTGGTGTTATCGGCAACAATAACGGTACGCGCAATTATCCATTCACCTATACAATTTCATCCGCTAATACATGGACATATATTTCCGTTACGATTCCCGGTGATACAGGTGGTACTTGGCTTACTACTAACGGTGTTGGTTTAACTGTTTTCTTTGGTCTTGGTGCTGGTTCTAGTTGGAGTGGCACGGCTGGGGCTTGGACAGCAACACAAGCATTTTCAGCCACAGGCGCAACCTCAGTAGTCGGCACAAGCGGAGCCACGTTCTACATCACAGGCGTACAGCTTGAGGCAGGCAGTGTAGCCACGCCTTTTGAGCATCGGATGTATGGAACTGAGCTTCAACTTTGCCAACGTTATTTTCAAATTGCAAATACGTGTTGTACAGATTATGGTCCTGCGGGGTATAGCACTGAGCAACGAACACCTTTTGTCACTGAAATGCGGGCATCCCCAACTGCCGCTCAAGGGAGTACGGGGTCAACTTCACACTACAACTCGTCTTCAAACTCACTTACCGTTGAAGATTTAAGACACGCACGTGCAAATGCTGCGTGTGCATCAACGGGAAGTTATTCTTCTCGCTTTTTAAATTGGCAGTTTTCGGCGGAGTTATAAAATGTTTAAAAAATTTCCAAACGATATTGAAGGCAAAGAGATTCGCGGTGTTTGCCGCCTGTCCGACAACGCCTTCATCCCCTTTGACCCCGCCAACACAGACTACCAAGAGTACCTGAAGTGGCTGGCAGAGGGTAATACACCAGAGCCTGCGGATACGCCGCCCACGGAGTAACCAATGGAAAACTTAAACCCAGTAGAGTATGGGAAACTATTGGCTAAGGTGGAGGGGTTAGAAGCTAAGGTGAACAGTATGGATGCTGACATCAAAACACTTCTAGCTCTAGCCAACCAAAGCAAAGGTGGTTTCTGGATGGGGATGACCATAGCATCTATTGCTGGGGGATTTCTTACATGGCTCTCACAACATTGGATGAAATAAATGGACCCCATTAGTCTCTTCATGGCAGCTACGGCAGCTTTTAACACCGTTAAGAAGCTCGTAGAAGCTGGCAGAGAAGTAGAAGATGTCTTAGGGCAAATCGGTACTTGGATGGGCAAGGTCAGTGAGCTACAGGCTGCTGACAATAAGAAACCAAGTATCTTTAAGCGTATCGGTGGTGGTAAATCCGTGGAACAAGAAGCCATGGAGCAACTCCAGCGCCGTGAGGCCGTACGTAAGCAACACCTTGAACTTATGTCTATGGTGAAGCTTGCCTACGGTCCTCAGGCTTTTGACGACCTTATGCACATGCAGCGTCAGATTAAACTGAAGCGTGAGCGTGAGCTTATCCATCAGCAACAGCGTAGGCGTGACATGATGTGGTATGCCTTAGCCGCTGTTGTTATTGCTGTTGCTGGCTGGGCAATGTGGGGAATGATTGCCACAGCAATTGAGTGGAAACAGAACGGAATCTAATGGTTAAACTTTTGTACATCTTTGCAGGCCTTGTGACAGTCAGTGCAGTATTCCTTATTGCTGGCTGTGAAGATCGTTATCGGTATGCTTGCCAAGACCCAGCAAACCATAAGAATCCTGAGTGCCAACATCCTGCCTGTGAGGCTAGTGGTACTTGTACTGATTACTTAATAACACCATCGGAGATGAAATGAAAGATGCTTCTTTAGACGATATACTAAGGTTTATCGTAGGTGTTGTAATGGCAATTACTCTAGTGGGTATTGTAGGTGTAGTACTTTATAGTCTAGTCTTTGTGACACAGCCTATAGACGTTCAGGCACCTAACGATGCAGAATTCTTTAAACTTGTGAACCCCATAGCTACATTTATTGTAGGTGCCCTTAGCGGTATTATGGTAGGCACAAAGAGCACCAAGGGGGACTAATGTTACCATTAGCAGGACTATTAGACATTGGCAGTAAGCTGGTTGATAAGCTTATTCCAGACCCTGAGGCTAAGGCTAAAGCTCAGGCAGAGCTGATTAAGATGCAGCAGGATGGTGAGCTGGCTAAAATGGCTAACGACACCGACCTATACAAAACAGAGCAAAACAACCTCACAGAGCGTCTTAAGGCTGACATGGGTAGTGACTCATGGTTGTCCAAGAATATACGCCCTATGACCCTTGTAGCGATTCTGGTGGGGTATTTTACCTTCGCCATGATGTCTGCTTTCGGTAAGGATGCAAACCAAGCCTACGTAGAACTCTTAGGTCAGTGGGGTATGCTCATTATGAGCTTCTACTTCGGTGGACGTACCCTTGAGAAGATCATAGATATGAAGAAAAAATAGCCATGTTCTGGATACCCGTTGCCTTTGTCTGTCTCGTAAATGATACATGTTCTTTTTACCATGGCGGTATCTCCATATCCATAGAGCAGTGTCATGCGGAGAACAAGAAAGCTGTTGTAGTTATGCAACGGGATGCTGATGTAAAAGCCTTCAGGACTGACTGTCTTGAGATTAAACCAAAGGGGACTGATTCTGTATGAAACTGACTGATAACTTTTCACTGGCTGAGATGACCAAGAGCGATACAGCCCTTAGGTTAGACATGGATAACACCCCGGGTCCTGAGGAAATCGACAACATGACTCGACTTTGTGAGGTTGTTCTCCAGCCCGTTAGGAACCACTTTGGTAAGGGTGTAAAGGTTAATTCTGGTTTCCGTCACCCTAATGTCAATGCCAAGGTGGGCGGTAGTAAGACTTCGGACCACTGTAAGGGCATGGCAGCTGACATTGAGATTCCCGGGGTTGCTAATGCAGACCTAGCTAAGTGGATTGTGGATAACTTGGAGTTTAGACAGGTAATACTTGAGTTCTATACTCCTGGAATTCCAGACTCAGGATGGGTACATGTTAGTTATAATCCCAGTGATAATAAGAAACAAGTACTCACAGCAACCAAAAAGGAAGGAAAGACTGTTTATCTTAACGGTCTGATTGCATAAGATGAAAGACTCAAGACTAACTCGTGCTGGTGTATCTGGCTACAACAAACCTAAGAAGACGCCAAGTCATCCGACCAAAAGTCACGTAGTTGTGGCTAAAGATGGTGATCAAGTTAAGACTATTCGGTTTGGACAACAGGGAGTCTCAGGTAGTCCTGAGGGTTCTGCACGGAACAAATCGTTTAAGGCTCGACATGCCAAGAACATTGCTAAAGGCAAGATGAGTGCTGCTTATTGGGCAGACAAAGTAAAATGGTAAAAAAGTACTTGACAAAAAGACAAAAATATGGTATACTATATACATTAGTATACTTAGGTTAAAGTACTTAGTATTTAAACATAAAGATAATAAACCTTAGGAGTACTTAAGATGCCGCTTAAGAAGGGTAGTAGCAATAAGACAGTCAGTGAGAATATTCGTAAAGAAGTAAAGGCTGGCAAACCACAGAAGCAGGCAATTGCCATTGCAATGTCTAAAGCAGGCCGTAGTCTTCCTAAGAGAAACATGAGAGCTAAGAAAAATGAAGCACACCGTAGGTAAGACACTAACTGCCGGAGCAGCAAACACACTGTTCACTGTGCCTAATGGTTTTAAGGCTGAGGTGACACTGTTGTTTATTTCCAACGCCACAGGAAACAACAAACTGGTTAGTGCTTATTGGCAGCATGCTCATGATGCTAGTCATCAGATCAAGATTATTGACAACTACTTACTGGCTGCAACTGAGTTTATCAAGTTTGATGGTTCTAGTATCATCATGCAAAGTGGAGATTCTATTGTTATTACCACAGAGGCTGGTAGTTCTATGAGCGGTATAGCTACTTTTAACTTATACAAAGAAGCGGCTACATACGCTTTTGACGGAGAATAAGATGGCTCAGACAAGCTATGAAGAGTATTTAGCTGGAATCATGGGTAACATGCAACCCGGACGAGGAATGCTTTCTCCGGCTCCTATGGCTATGCCTGACATCTCAGCTATTCAGTCTGCAGTGCAGAATGTTGGCAATGTTAACCAAGGGTATGTCGCTCCTGCTCGTACTGACCTTGCTAAGTTTCGTACGGACTTTGAAGAAGGTCGTCGAGCTGTTGCTGAAGACATCTTAGCGCAATCTTTAGGTGTTGCTCCTACAGGTGGAATGATGTCTGGTGGTGACCGTGCTGTAGAACTAACAGACGCACAGAAAGCTTACTTTGACATTGAGACTCCTGCTGAACGTGACTTTAGGATGCAACAACTACAACGTTCTGTTACTCCCGGGTGGTTACAAGCTGTCTTAGGTATCGGTGCTCCTGTCCTCTCAGGTTTGCCTAACTACAATATCCGTAGTGAAGAAGTAAAACGAGCACTTGCTAGAGAAAAAGCTGCTTACGATAATGCCATGGCTTCTTCTAATATAAGCTGGGATTCAAACGCATATGGCGGTGGAGGTGGCTATGTTAACTCAGAAGGCAACGCTCCCGGCGCATCTCCCGGTGAAGTAGGCAATGCTTCTTTTTCTGGTGATGTAGGCTACGATCAATAACAGGATAACAAATGACATACATTCAATTAGTAAACTCTGTTCTCCGACGACTCCGGGAAAGTGAAGTAACCACTGTACAAGGCGCTGGTAACTCTAATGCTTATGCCCGACTAATTGGTGACTTTGTAAACGAAGCTAAGAGTCAAGTCGAAAATGCTTGGAAGTGGAGTGCCTTACGCCGTACATTAACAGCAACTACTGTTGATGGTACTTTTAACTATGAGCTTCAAGGAAGTAAAAATAACTTCCAAGTGCTTAGTGTCTTAAACGACACAAGTGACATTGTCATGTTATACAAGGACGCTGACTGGTTTAACGAAGCTTTCTTGTTGACAAACCCACAGCGTGGTATTCCTACGTTCTATAACTTTAACGGTGTTAGTGCTGACGGTGATACTCAGGTAGACATCTATCCAATTCCTGATGGTGCCTACACACTTCGGTTTAACGTGGTGTTGCGTAACGTGCCTTTGTCAGGTGACTCTGACCCCATGGAAATCCCATCTCGTCCTGTTATCCTTCTAGCCACAGCGATGGCAATTGAGGAACGTGGTGAAGATGGTGGACAACAAAGCATGAATGCTTATGCTGCTGCTCAGTCTGCTTTAGCTGATGCGGTGGCTCTGGATGCTGGTCGTCACCCCGAAGAAACTGTTTGGTATAGTGTATGAAACAGATTGAAACACTTTCTATTGTTGCCCCCGGTTTCTTCGGTCTAAACACTCAAGAAAGTGGTGTTACTATCTCCCCTAACTTTGCTCAATTAACAGACAACGTTATTATTGACAAGTACGGCCGCCTAGGTGCTCGTAAGGGTTGGGTGATGCAGACCACTTCAGGTTCTTCTGCCCTCTCTGGTAATCCTGTGCGCTTCATGATGGAGCATGTGAACGCTGATGACAGTACGGAGGTTATCTCTGCTGGTAATAACAAACTGTTTGCTGGGGGTATTGGTGCTGCTTTAACAGACATTACTCCAGCTCTTTACACGATTACAGATAACGATTGGAACGGTGCTTCACTGAATGACACCGCCCTGCTGGTTCAATCGGGCCATGAGCCAATTGTTTATAGTGAGGCAGGGTCACCCCTAGCCAAGACAATTACAGACGCTACAGGGTTGTCTCAGAACTTTGGAGTGGCATATCCTAGTGGAGTTATTGCTGCTTGGGGTCGCTACTGGGTTCATGACAAAGATTACATCTACTGGTCAACAGACATTGCTGACAGTGATTTCCCTGCCTTCAATGGTGGTTCTAGTGGCTTCTTGAATATTGCCTCTATCCTTCCAGATAATGCGGATGACATTGAGGCTATTGCTACTCATAACAATTTCCTAATCATCTTCTGTAAGCATAACATTGTTATCTATCAGGGTGCAGAGAACCCCATTAGTACAAACTTTGGTTTACAGGATGTTATTGTCGGTGTAGGCTGTATTGCTAAACGTAGTGTACAGAACACAGGTAATGACCTAATCTTCTTGTCTGACACTGGTATTCGTTCGTTGGGTCGGGTTATTCAAGAAAAGTCCTTGCCTATGCGGGATTTGACCAAAAATGTCCGTGATGACTTTATTAAGGATGTTATTGCTGAAAACGCTGCTTATGGTAGTTTAGATAAAGTAAGCAGTGCTTATTCAGAGATTAACGCCTTCTACCTTATATCTTTTCCTGCAACCTCGACTGTCTACTGTTTAGACATGAGAAGTCCTTTGGAAGATGGTGCAGCTCGTGTCACAGTGTGGTATGAGTACCCTGCCTATTCTTTCTTACGTTTGCGTAACAGGGACTTGTTAGTTGGCAAGGTAAACGGTATTGGTAAGTATAGTGGGTATTCAGATAATAATGAAAGCTTCCGGCTTCGTTACTTCTCTCACTATGTAGACTTTAACAGCCCAACGACAAACAAAATTCTTAAGCAGATTGGTGTTACTGTTCTAGGAGGTTCTAACCAACAGTTTACAATTAAGGTTGGTGTGGATTACGAAGCAGCATACCGCTCCTATCCTTTTGTTATTCAGGTGGGTAATGTCTTTGAGTATGGTGTCTCTGAATATAACATAGCTGAGTTTAATGCTGGTGTTGTGTTAGATAAAATTAAAAGTAGCGTTGGTGGTGCTGGTACTTCTATCCAAATTGGCTTTGAGGCTGATGTTAATGGATCAGAATTGTCAGTGCAGAAGATTGACGCATTTGTTAAAACTGGAAGGATTGGCTAATGGCTCAATATGTAAAAGCTACAAACTTTGCGAGTAAGGATGCGTTACTCTCAGGCGACCCCAACAAGATTGTTAAGGGTGCTGAGGTTGATGATGAGTTTAACAACATTCAAACAGCAGTGAACAGTAAGGCTGATACCCTTAGCCCAACACTGACTGGTACTCCTTTGGCTCCTACGGCAACTGCTGGCACTAACACCACACAGGTGGCTACTACTTCTTTTGTTAAAACAGCAGTAGATAACGCTACAGGTTCTCTAGGAACAATGAGCACCCAGAATGCAGCTTCTGTGGCTATTACTGGTGGCGCTATTTCTGGAATTACTGACTTAGCCGTGGCTGATGGAGGTACTGGTGCTTCTACTGCTGCTAATGCTCGTACTAACTTAGGTGCAGCAGCTATTGATTCTCCAGCTTTCACAGGTACACCAACAGCCCCTACTGCTTCATTTGGAACAAGCACAACACAAATTGCTACCACAGCTTTTGTGCAAGCAAATATTTCAGGTGCTTACCCTGTGGGTTCTATCTATATTAACGCATCAAACGCAACTAACCCCGCAACCTTACTAGGTTTTGGCACTTGGGTTGCTTTTGGTGCTGGTAAGGTAATGGTTGGTTTTGATGCCGCTGACCCTTCGTTTGCTACAGCAGAGGGAACTGGTGGTAGTAAAGATGCTGTTGTTGTCAGTCACACTCACAGCATAACAGACCCCGGTCACGTTCACAGTGGTGTTCCTATTGTCAACAGGGATATTTTTGATGGTGGTCCTTTTAATTATAATGCTGACTTTTATGACCAGTATCAAAACACTAATACAGCAACTACTGGTATTAGTATTAACTCAACAGGCTCCAGCGGCACTAATGCTAACTTACAGCCATACATAACAGTCTATATGTGGAAGCGTACAGCATGATAGACATTGTGCATCATTTTTCTGATGGGTTGTATGCTAAGGAAACATTTATCCCTTACGATACCTTTTTAATGCAACATAAGCACACATACGCCCATATGTCAATATTAGCTAAAGGGCGTGTATTGGTTAAAGTAGATGATGATGTTACAGAGCATGAAGCACCAGCTTGTATAAATATAGAGGCTAACAAACACCATAGTGTAAAGGCACTAGAAGACAGTATTTGGTACTGTATTCACGCAACGGAAGAAAAAAACATTGATAAGATCGACGAAGTGTTGATCGCCAAAGGAGAGTAATATGGCATGGATGGCACCAGTAGCAGGAGCTGTAATAGGCGGCTTATTCCAAAGTAATGCCGCTAGTAAAGCGGCGGGAGCACAACAAGCTGCTGACGCTGCACGTTTAGCTGAAGAGAAACGAGTACGTGAGCAACTTCGGTTAGACACGGAAACCCAACGTGCAGTAGCAGACCAAGCGTTTGCTGACTACAATGCGGGACTTATCTCCTATGCCGAAGCACAACAAAAAGCTGCTCAGGCAATGGGACAGGTTCAAAGCTCCATTGGTCAGAGTCAACTTTCTGATACCGCTAAAGCGATGGAATTGGCTAAGTTTCAGCCATACTCAATCCGCACAGGTACGGGTTCTACCTTCTTCGACCAAGGCACAGGACAGGCTGGTTTCGCATTGTCACCTGAGACCTATGGTTATCAGCAGGACCTCTACAGGAAGGCTGGTGAGGCTGCTGGGGCTATTCAGGCAGACCCCACAGCTGCTGCTGCTCAATATGTAGCTCAACAGCAAGGTCTCCTGCAGCCCGGACGACAAGCAGAGGACATTGCCTTACGTAATCAACAACTCAGTCGTGGTCGTATTGGTATGGGCATCTCTGGTGAAGCTGCTGGCGCTGGCGCTGGCGGTATGGTTAACCCAGAGCAATTCTCTCGTGACCGTGCTCGTGCCCTAGCAGATGCTCAGATTGCAGCACAAGGTACTCAGGCTGGACAAGCACAACAAATGAATCAGCTAAATTTAGCTAGTGGTTTGTTTGGTGCTGGTTTGCGTCCTGAAGAATCAGGTCTTAACATGCTTACTCAAGGTTCTAACATCGGTAGTCTGGCTCAGGGTGCTGGTCAAGCTCAAGCTAACCTCTACGGCTCTGGTATGGCTAATGTGTACAATAGTATGCTTGGCGCTGCTGGAAGAGCTCAAGAAGCTGCTCAGTATATTCCCCAAGCTAATCTCACAGGTGCTCAAGAAGCTTACAACCGTCAGCAGACTTACTTGGGTAGTCTGCAAGGAAATATGCTGCCATATCAATCAATGACAATGCCACAGGCGACAGTGCCGGGTAGTGCATACATGATGGCTGGTTTGGGTAGCGGTTTGATGAACGCTGGTATGCAGGGTATTAACCGAATGATTAACCCCATTCAACCAACAACCCAAGCAGCTACAGGAGCTTCCTTAGGTGGTGGTTTACAACCTTCTGGCATGTTAACAGGGGGTTCTTTTGTACCGGGCATGCCTGTTGATTACAGATTAAGCACAGTACCGGGTGCAAGCTTTGGTGGTCTTCGATAATTTTAACAGGAGCGACAATGGCTACAAGTATTTTAAGTCTCTTCGGTAACGAAGTTGATCCCTTTGCACAACAGCAACAAGCCTTTCAGCAGCGACTGTCACAAGCGACTGACCCTCGAGCATTCATAGCAACCGTAGGTTCTAACCTAGGTGGTCAGCTGGGCGGTATTGCGTCAAACCTTCTTGGTGGTCCCTCACGTGAACAAAAGATTCAGAAGATTTATCAAGCCGTAGGGAACATCTCAGACCCCCTAGGACAGGCTCAGGAAGCTTATCGTTTGTTCCAACAGGAAGGCATGCCAAAAGAAGCCCAAATGGTCCTTGAGTCCATCCGTGAGTTGCAGAAGGAAGCAGATGCAAATACAAGAGAAGCGGCTAAACTTAAAGCCAGAGAAACACTTGCTTCATCTCTTAGTACTTTAGACCCAACAAATCCAGATGACCAGTTAAAGCTAGCTACATTAGCTGCACAAGCTGGTGAAGGTGCTATGGCAGGCAATGCGTTCACTACTGCTGGCACACTAAAGAAAACTAAAGCAGAACTGGCAGCGGAAACTGAATCAGCTAAAAATAGAACCAAAGCTGTTAAAGGAATTAAAAAAGATATACCCCCAGAAGTTGCAGATATGATAGGAGCTGATAAAGCAATATTTGCTAAGTTCGTAGATGCAACTCTCTTAGCTAAAGATGAGAAAAATAAAACTGAAATTAAAACAGTAGGAGAAAGAGTACAACTTATTACATATAATCCTACTAACGGTAATGTTGTCCGTACTCAAGATTTGGGAGCAGCTCCAAAACCAGCTAAGAATGTAATTACGATTGATCAAAGAGGTCAAGGCAAGTATGCAGAAACTGTAGGTGCTAAAACTGCCGAAGAAGATGTTGCTTTTGTTAGTACAGTAGAGAAAGCAGCTGATACTTTACCAAAGATCAATGAAACACTAAAACTACTTAAGACAGGCGATATAACAACAGGTTTTGGTGCTGAATTTCTCTTAAACGTGAATCGTGTGCGTTCTCAGCTAATGGCAGACAAAAAAGCAGGGAAAACCGTAACCGATACACAAGTATTAGACGCAATGTTGGGTTCTGAAGTGTTCCCAATGATTGATGCTCTTGGTATTGGTGCTCGTGGCTTGGACACACCAGCTGAACGTGAGTTCTTACGTGGTGTCTTTACAGGTACCATTCAAATGAATAAGGAGACATTGGTTAGACTTACCGAAATTCGTAAGAATGTTGCAGAACGAGCAGTATCAAAGTTTAATAAACGTTTGGGCGAAGGCTACTTTAAAAAATATGAGGAAGCTCTAGGCCGCAATCTAAAACCTATAGAACTTCCTGCCCAAGAACCCACTGTCTCCAACTGGGAGTAAACATGCCTAAAAATATAACAGTTACGTTTGATGATGGGTCTTCCCACGTTTACCAAAATGCACCGGATACAGTAACGCCTGACGAAGTTGAACAAAGAGCTTCTCAGGAGTTTGGTAAAAAAGTAGTTAGCATGGATGGTGGAAAACAACCAGAGCCACCCCCGCCCCCTCCAGAACCCATGGGTAACCTTGAGTCTGCTGCCACTCTTGTTGGCGGCATGCCTGAGCGCATAGGTTCTGCTATGGAAGCTCGTAAGAAGGAAATGGTAGACGTAATGCAGACGCCTAGTCGTTTTCCTTTTGAAAGAGAACTGCAAATGATAGGCAAGGGGATTGCAGGACCTATGCTAGATATTGCAGGAGAGACTGTTTCTACAGGTGTAGGAGCAGCTGCTGATGTGGCTAATCCTGAGATTCGTCGGGGTTTTAATGACTTGATGAATGGCATCACAAACTCTGAGTTTGCTAAACAAGCCATAGACTTTTACATGGCTTTAGACCCCCAAACACGCAGGACAGTTGAGTCTGCATTTAACATTGCCAACGTGCTGGCTCCTTTCAAACTCAAAGCAAAGAAGGGTGCTGGTTTCTCAGATACTCTTAAGGAAGGCATGACTGTTGTTGACAGGCAGAAAGACCTTAAGCGCACAATGTTAAGGAGAATGTTCCAGTCTGAGCGTTCTAAAGAAAACATTGCATTTGACCTCACCAACGGTACTGCTGACTTAGACAACATGGTGGATAACCTTTTAGACATTAAGGGTGTTTCTCCTCTGTATGTGCCAGAGCGTAACATGGCTGCTCTCAATAAACACATGAATACTCTTGAGGCACGTATCCAAGGACAGCTGGGTTCTTTTGACAAGACAGGTAGATTTGTTCGTAATGTTAAGAACTCGTTTAACGACCTACTAGCAGACACCATTAACACATCACCGACACTACGAGAACAGGGTCTTAAGCCAGCAGTTAAAGCTGAGGCTCAAAGGTCAATCATGCGTAAGGTTGATGGTATCATTACTAACCTAAAAGAAGCAAAGATAGAACCTAACAGCCTGAAGGGTCTTCTTGAGCTACGCAGAAGGCTTGACAAGGTACTATCTTCTAAAGACTTCAATAAGCTGTCTGATGTAGACAAGAGCAAGCTGGCTTTGGAAAAGCAGATCGTTATGGATATGCGTGGGAAGATCAACGACACCATTAGTGGTTTTGCAGAAGAGTTTGCTCCTGAAAACGAAACCATTAAAACACTTTTAAAGAAACAGAGTGCTACTTATGGTGCTACCAATAACTATGTCACTAAATCAGCAAGAAATTTAGCTAACTTGACAGAGCAAGGTGCGATTGCGAAGGCTCTTTCTAACCATCCTATTTTGGTCTACAGAGCACTACAGAACCAAGGGGCTTCTCCTACGGTGGCTGCTATCTTGGCTGCGCCTTCAGCTATTAACCTTGGTGGTGAAGTCTTTGGTGCCGCAAGACGACAACTGTCTGGTGCTAGGGCACCGCTAATCCGTGGAGGTATGTTTTACGGTCAGGAAGAGGAGCAACGATAATGGCTACAGGACTGCAGAACCCTTTCTTTGTTCCAGAGGAGTTTGATATAAACGCTGTAGAGCCTAATGTTTTAACTAATGATTATTTAGTAAAAAACATAAACAGACTCTCTGATAGGTTTAATACTATCGACAAAGCTTATCCTGATGACTTCTTAGGATACGCCCAACGCGCTCAGGAAGGCGGTAGTGCTGTTCTTGGGCAAGCTGGTAAGATGACGGGTGATGCGTTAAGCAGCCTTGGGGGCGCTGCCATGAAGATTATAGGTACTGTAGCAGACATGGCTACACCTGATGCGCTTACAGACCCTTTAATAAACGCTACAAAAAGCGTAGCTTCTGCCATTAAGAATGCACCTACAGTCCAAGAAGGCATGAAGATTGCTAGTCAGTGGTATGGTTCTCTACAGCCAGCACAACAGCGTATGCTTGGTGACTTAGGGAACATGACTAACATGGTTGGTGCGTCTACTGTCGTTCCTTTCACAAACCCTGCTCTTAAGGGTGGTGGTATGACAGCCTTTTCAAACCTCATACCCGGGAAGTATGGAGCATCAACATTAAGCATGTCTGTTCCTGAACAAAAGTTGGTAGAAGGTGTAACCAAACTAGCTGAGAAAGGTGGAGCGCCTTTGACTGCTTCTCAGAAACAAAACATTGAGACAGGCTTAGGTCGTGTCATGGGTTTTGGCAGATGGGCTGCTGAAGGCGCTACGAACGCAATAACATATTACTTCAACCCAAAAGCAAAAGCTTTGTATGAAGAACAGGGAATAGGTCCTTTGGTAACACAAATGGCTAAGACAGCTGGGACCGATGAAGATGCTATTAAGAAACTAATGGCTCAGGGCATGTATAACAGACACATTATCAAGCAGTCTGGACGGGAAGGTGTAGTTTCTCCGCAAATGCAAGCCATTGGTAACTTTGGTGTGCTGGCTGAGTCTACAACAGCTAAACCCGGTGTATACAAGGAGATGGCTAAACCCTTCGACCAAGCAAATATTCCAGATATAGATTTCGATGCCTTTGAATCACATATCCGTAATGCTTGGAAAGATGGGATGGCTTCGGATGCAAACATAATTCTTAAGGGGTCTGCACAACTATCAGGACAACACTCTAGGGACCTTTGGCATTCTCCTGTCTACAAAACGCTGACTAAAGCTTTTGATGACATTGAAAATGTACCCGGAATGAAGTACAGGTTTGATAACGATGATCAGCTTAGGGATTATCTTAAGAAGTATGTAGATGAAACTTCAGTAGAGTCTAGTCTCACCGCAAGCACGAAGCACATGTTAAAAACAAAAGGTCGTGGGGAAGAGCTTAGAAGGAAACACTTTAATATTATTCCTGAAGACCAGCTGACTCCTGAAATGAAAGCTGCTGGTGGTGTGTGGATTAAAGACGGTTTTCCCGGCACATCAATTACAGAAGGCGGTGTTAACGGTATTTATAAAGTAGATAAAAACTGGAACGTGACAATGGTCATTTCAGACGAACACAACTACTTTGAGAAGTTTACCAAACCAGTCCTGCCGAATAATCAAATGATGGTATCTATGCCGTTCTCAAAGAACATAGCGATGCAGAAGTTGTTGCCAAAAGCCTCTAAAGAAAAGTTTGGTTTTGAAGGCAAGAACTTTGGTATGCTGGGTGGAGACGCCAGTAAAGAAAAAGCTTTAGGTATTATAGCAGATATAAATCAAGCTTCACCTACAGCCTTCGGTACTGCAAGACAGGCAAGCGGCTTGTTTAACACTTACGTTAGACCAACAGAAGAATAAAAAAAGGGGTCCTAAGTGACCCCTTTAGTTTATTTAGATTTCACAGACCCCTGACACACATGCCAGCTGCTGGGCACCTTCCACGTTGTCGTCTGTCTCGATAAAATCGTTCCAGTCAACCTCAGGAGGCATTGCAGCCAGTAGCTTGTTGTAGGTCGCCTCATCAATCTCCTCGTAGGGTGCTTGGCGATAACTACCACCATCCCACGGCAGGAAACTAATGCCGCTAATCTCATCGAAGTGTTCCCACACCCAAGCACCTACAGCAGGCCAGTCGTCTTCTTTGACGTATACGGTCACAGAGGGCTTGTGCTCACACCAGTGACGCTGGTAGGCTAACCAGAGCTTCAGGTGTGTGAAACTATCCAAGTCGTCACGAACCACACAGCCCTCAGGTGCCTTCATAGGGAAACTGAAGATCGTGGTGTCATTAGGCTTCATTACGTCTGCTTCGTTGGGGATTCCTTTTTCCTTAAGAAACGCTGTAATGGGGTCTTTATTATCGTTACGAACTCGTCTAATATAGTAAGCACTATGGCGAGCATGGATGCCACTAGCAGAATCAACAAGCTGACTGACAGTACCACTAGGCTTAACACATGTGATAGAAGCTGAGGGAGGAATTGAGAGAACACTAGCAAACTCCTTGTTAGTTTCCACAGCCAAGGAACGCATGCTCTCGAGTCGATCCTTCAAGCCTGAATCATCAACGTTGTTCAGCAAAGGGCAATCCAAGATACCTGTGATTGACACGCCCAACAGACGCTCTTCTTCGGTATTCTTCTTCCACACATGACGCAGGTACGGGAAGTCCGTCAGGGTAGACTGGAAGGTACCTAGGATTGTCGCAAGTTGAACCTTACGTGCCAACATAGCCTCTGTGTCATCCACACGGGCAACAACCTCTGTCAGGTTACAGAACTGGTACGGACGGAGAATAATCTCTGAACATGGGTTAGTACCGAAGTCATAACTAGAGTCCCTACGTCCCAGTTTCTCCACGGTGGTCTTAGCAGCTGCACGAGAGAAGATACCACGCTCACCGCTGTGTGACTGGTACAGGGATAACCATTCAGTCAGGAACTCGCCTACAGTGGGCTTCTCGTTGTAACTGGCGCTATTGTTTGCCAGAGCACGTTGACCATCACGTTCCCACCAGCTGCCTGCTTTAGCATGACGCATACGGTCATCTGTCAGGTCAGATAAACTAATCATGGCTGAACGGCGAACACCACCCACCACAACTACTTCACCAATCTTACACATGATGTCGTGGCACTCAAGGCTGGTCAGCTTACGACCTGCAGCACCTTTGAACTTACCGACAACAAACTTGAACAGGTCTTCCAGTGGTCCGGGACCTGACGCACGACCACCAAAGGTCTTCAGTCGAGCACCCGCAGGACGTACCTTGGATACATCCCATGTCGGGATTTCACCAGAGTACAACAGAGCAATTAACTGACGAAGGCTTTTAGCCCAGCCTGCTTTACTATCACGAACCACGATGTTAGTGTGGCTGTTAAACAACAATGCTGGTACTTCAGGCAGCTTGTTGACGTACTTGCTTTCGACACTAAAGCCTACACCTGTACCACACAGGAGGATATACATGGCTTCGTCAAACGATTTAACGTCATCCACGGGCAAGTAGCTGCAGTTGTACCCTGCGGTATTGTCACGGTCCAAAGCCTCACCAGCGGTCATTACAGCCCGCATAGAAGGCATTACTTCACGGTTCAGGATGGCAGCATGAAGTTCTTCGTGAAGCTCCTCAGGCATCACATATCCATGCTTAGAGGACAGCTGCTTATCGATGAACGTCATGTAGCGGTTGACCGTCTCAGGCCAGTGCTCACGGCGTTGTTTGTCATCTAGGAAGCGGCTGTAGCGGCTTTTGGCGATAAAAGTTTCGTATGTATTCATTGTTCCTTTTCTCTTTTCTTTTTCCAGCGGGTGCACCAAGCACTTAGGCGTTTAAACTGTTCAGCATCTTCTTCGTCCATTTTGATTGTTCCTCGAGACCCTTCAAAGCTCCAGTTAAGACCTTTGTCTGTGTCGAGATAAGCCCCTGAATTGATGATTCCATATGCTTCTGCAAATCTAATGGCTGATTTGGACTTAAAGATAGCGAGTATAGTCTTTCTAACAATACATTCTGGAGTGCGCTGTATTGTTTTACTGCTGCTACAGTATTGTCGCCAATCATTTTCAACCCATCCATTGCCTCTTTTAGCCCAAAATTGTTTTCTTCCGACATAGTATTCTCCGTTCTCCATTTCAATTAAGTAAATAAAACCTAAGAAGTCCTCAAGCCGACTTACGTAGTTTGTGATGTTTGTCGCATTCTTCCATCTTAGGTTACTCTTCAGCATCTTCTGCAAACTCCTTTTCAAAGAAGTCTGCCATGTCAACGATATGATCTGTCAACACCTCGACTAGCTCCTCTGTGGTCACCTTAAGAACATCTACCAGAAGGTCTGGATCGTATGTCTCTACGATTTTCTCTTTTAGTTCTTCTATGGTAAACATCAGTTTGCTAGCTCCCCACCTACCTCAAAGTCTTCCAGATCGATGTCTTCATCAACATCAAGATCGTCCTCAAGAACAACTGTGCGATCCAGTGCTGCCATGAACTCCTCAAGGTCTCCCTGAAGGTCATCAAGGCTCAGGCCCCTTGGGAAGGCAGCGGTTGCCCCTATGCCCACCAAGTCACCCTCTGAATCGTACACGGCATCCCTAAAGGTCATGAAGCCGTTGCTCTGTTGATACACGATCATCTTGTTTAAAACAGCTCTTGTCATTTTCCAATCTCCGGTACTTTAGGTTCGTTTACGACTTTCACCAAATGCTTTGGACCATTGTAATACAAGAATGTTCTTAACTCTGGGTAGCAAGCCTTTTTGTATTGACAGTAGGAACAACCTAAGGAAAGTTTTAGGTTTCCAGACTTTCCATCCTCTTCGGAATCGTAACACAAGTCTGGTGGCGTATCCGATTCCACAGCCTTTTTTAGTGCAATGATTTTCTCTTCAATATCTTCCTTCAACTTAGGATGGTCGGTATTCTCGAGGTCATACTCTAGCCAAGTAAGGTGTCCATTCTGCTTATCCATGGCAAGCCAAGCAATCTTGGTATCACCTTGGGACTTCGCATATGCCTTCAGCTGATCAATGTATCCAAAAGCATCGTTGTCCACCAGTGTGCCATCTTTGAACTTCTTGAAGCTGTATGAGCTTGTACTCTTTACATCCATCAAGGTGCCATCGATACGTCCATCCATGTGTCCAACAATACCAGCGACCTCACAGCGTTTCTGCTCATCGGTCACCTTGTGCCCTGAAGCCTTCACGAGGAACAGCAGCATCTCTTCAATGATGTGTCCGTACATGAACTTCAGGTGCATGTTGGGTGTCATCTCTTCCTTCTCAGTACCCCGCATGAGGTTCCAAAGGTACAGAGGGGTCTTCCCAACATTCGACAGCCTGAGGGTGCGGTTGTCTGACTTGTATTCAGATAGTTGGCGCTTCATGATCTTCTTCATGGACTCGCCGAACTCGTGAATAAGGTAGTCAATGTTGACATCCTCAGGAACTTTCTTGGTATCTAACAACTTGTATATGTCGTCGATTAGTGTGTCTGTGCCCATGTTTCTCCAATCTTAAAATCACCGTCCAGAGGACATCTTAGGTTAAGCTTTACGCCTGCCGCTTTTATACATTCGACTGCCAGCCATCCGAACTTCTGTGCTTGATCTTCACGAACTTCAGCCTGTATTTCATCATGGATGTTACCCACAAATTTATACTGTATATTATATATTTTAGCATACTCATCCAGAATTGTCAATGCCTTTTTCATTACAACAGCCCCTGCTGACTGTAACAAAGTGTTTAAGGCTGCGTGTGGACTTCTGACCCAGAGTCGTCGTCCGTCCAACCCAGTGAGATAGCCACGGTTAGCAGCTGTTCCAACTCTGTCTCGTAGATTTGCAAGAGCTGGCGTATTTGATAGAAACTTTTCTTTAAGTCGTCTACCAGCTCCTGCTGATCCTCCGGTGATAGTACCAATTTTTGCATCTCCGGCGCCATATAGAAATGCGTATATAAAAGTCTTAGCCTGATCTCGTGTAGCGAGTCCTGCAGCTGTTTGGTTTGCTGTGTGTATGTCTCCATGCAAAATTTCCTTTGTGTACGCTGCGTCATCCATGTAGTGCGCCAGCATACGTAGTTCAAGACCAGAGGCATCACAGCCCACCAACTTGTAGCCCTTAGGCACAATCCAACATGACCGACACTCTTTACCGTAGGGGCTGTAGCCTGCGGGCACCTGTGCCATGTTAGGGCTATTGTGCGTCATACGTCCTGTGACTGCACCGATAGCATTAACATAACCATGCACACGACCATCGTCTTCTACGGCATCGACCCAAGACTCCACCTGTGCGATACGCTTCTGGACCAGCAGGTACTCGCCAATCAGCTGTGCCTCTGGTATGTCTTTCACGTTGCTCAGAACCTTTTCGTCCACGATAGGCTGACCGTTGTCAGTAAACTCCTTAGGTTTCCATCCGAACCATTGGAGATACTTACCGATCTGCTGTCTGGAACCTAGGTTGAAGTCAGGGTAGTCAATACGGCTAAAGGAACCGCCAACGAGAACATAGCTATCACCAAGGAACTTAAGACCCACGTTAGACAGGCTGCCATCTTTCTTGTACTTGGGAGCAATCTCCTTGACAAAAACAGGTAGCGGTCTGAAGGTATCCCTGACGGTAGTTTCAAGTTCAAGCTTCTTTTCATATAACGTTCCCAGTAGTTCCATTGCCTGCCTTTGATCCAGCAGCCAACCATTCTCGATCTGACCTGCAATCACTCGCTGCACATCGTGCTCGAGAGCAATGCTCTGGTCACCAAAGGGCTTCAGCTTGTCTGTCAACCAGTTGTACGTGGCATGGGTCACTTGTACGTCTTGTACACAGTAGTCCACCATCTCCTGCGTCAGCTGGCTCCAGTCATCGTAGTCACCCTTGTGCAGCTTCAGTCGTATTCCCCACTCTCTGAGGCTGTGTCCTCCTTCCAGAGAAGGGTTATATAGTCTCGAGAGTACCAGAGTGTCTGTAAGTCGTACAGAGGAACTATCAAATCCCAAGAGGCGGTCGAGAACACGTACATCGTAGGCAATAATGTTGTGCCCGATAATGTGTGTAACACCGCCCAAGAACTCTTTGAGTGACTCACGGGTAGGGTTCCTCAAAATCGAAACTTCGTTGGTATCCACATCCTTGGTTACGACTACCCAGACCTTCTTGGGTTTCAGCCCGTCCGTCTCGATGTCCAGAATAACTTTTCTCATTCTTCATCCTAATATGCTCCAATCTATGACAGTTGGAACAGAGCACTACACACTGGTCTGCTTCTGCTACCACTTCTGATTTTGCACCTGAGACACCGCGCCATGCCTTGTACTCCAAAGCCATCGTCTTGACCACATCCGCTGGATGGTGGAAATCAAGAACTGCCTGTGGGTACTTCCTCTTACAGCACGAGCATATAAGCTTGCATCTTCTTAAAAGATAAAGCCCTCTGTTACGGTTCCCAGTTTTGTCCCACTCACGGGTCTCAGAACTCATCTTCTGCAGATGCCGCCTTGACCTCTGGTGGAACTCCGGTCTCCAATCGACCTGTACCCTGATTATAGTACAACCAGCCAGCAGGTCCTGTCATGCCAGTCCTCCGGCACTTCACCAGCTGCACGAAGGTACTGTTCTTGGCGTACTCATCCTCTGCCATCTTGTCACGACTCAGTAGAATCGTATTGAAGGCGATCTGGTTGATACTGCCTGAACCCTTCAGGTCATACTCAGACACGTTGTGTGGCTGCGAGGCGCTTGGCTTACGCATGTGGGACACCACAATGATAGCCACGTTGGTCTCCTTCGCCAGCTTCAAAAGGCGGTCCATAAAGTCATCTATGACCTCGTTGGTGTTGCTGGAGACACCTGCCTGCAGCGGGTCAATGACTAGGATATTACATCCGTTGCCTTTGACCATGGAACGAAGCTTAATGAACAGCTCATCGGCATCCACGGCACCAAAGTGGTCCAGAAGGTATATACGACCATCGGTAATGATGTCGGACTTGTACTTGGATAGATCATGGTCCTCCAGATTCTCAAATGAGAAGTTCAGGTTGTTGTGAATTGTCAACAGGTTCTTCACTGCTTCGCCTTTGGAAGCCTCGAGGAACGCACAGCCAATGTTCAGGTCGGTGTTCTTCCACAGGTGGTACGTAATCTCGTTCACCATGGTTGTCTTACCGACACTGGTCAGGGCACCCAACACAGTAATCTCACCCGCTGCGATACCACCGTTCATCATCTGGTTCAATTGACCAAAGGACTCTGGGAAGGGAATGATCTGCTCCTTACCCATCTTCAGGAAGTCTTCCCAAGCCTCCTCCAGCGTAATCACGCCAGTCATGACATACGCCTTAGCGTTCCACCACTCCTGCATGAAGGCTTTTGCTTTGCCGTTCTTCAGGTAGTCACAAGGGTCCTTGAACTCCTCTAGGTTGACGATCTTTGCCTTGTTTGGCGATAGGATTTGAGCGCACTCTTCAGCCGCTGCGCGACCCGGCTCATCCGAATCAAACGCAATGATGACGTTCTCAAATCCTTCAAGCCACTCCAGATTACGTTGGAAGTCCTTTTTAGCGCCAGCCGCACCTTTAGAGACGCTAACAACAGGCCAACGCGAACCCAGTAGCTCATATGCCGCCATCGCGTCCAACTCGCCTTCAACAACTGTGACATACTTTCCCTCATTACTAAATAATTGTTGACCAAACAGTGTGTTTGACTTCATGTCACCGCTGGTCGTGAACCGCTTGTCACGCAGCACACGGACCTTTACGCCACACTGTGCACCCTTCCTGTCGAAGTATGGGTAGTAGTGCTTGATAGCCTCTGATGTGCCAACCTTGAACTCTGATGTCACGCCATACTTCTTGGCGGTGTCCATAGAAATCTTACGGTCAGCGATACCTGAGACCACCCCATGCTGCTCGAATGAGCGTTGGGTAGGGAAGTCCACTACTTCCGCTTGTTCCCCTGAAGGAAAATAGCTATTACAGCCAAAACAGTAGCCATGCCCATCGTCGTACCTCGCTAGGTTGTCCTTGGAACCGCACTTGGGGCAAGGCTCATGTTTTACGAAATTAGCTTCAGTTTTATAACTTTGCATCGTTTTATCCTAAGTTAGGGGCCGAAGCCCCATTAGACCCTTAAAACTCCTCCGCAGTGGTCGCCTGTTCAGAGAACTCGAGGACTTTGACCGCAGACAGGTATGGTGAGATACCGTGGACAGGGTGTGGTTTACCTGCGGTCCACTTGAGACGGACCTTGGAACCATACTTAAGATCGGATGCGGGGATTTCGTTACCCTCAGGATCGTAGACAGGAACCTGATACTTGGTAGCGAACTTGCGCTGTGCCTTGCCTTGGTACTCCTTCAGCTTGATTCCCATGTTCTCCAAGGCGACTGCCTCTTCATCGTCCATGGTCAAAGTTAGTGAGTACTTACCTGTGTCTTGACCGTTGTACTTGTCGGTCTCTGTCAGGTTAACGAAAGCAGCAATGCCATTGGTGTAGTTTGCCATGATTACCTCCTATAAGATCGTGGCTCAGTTGAAAAACGACCGAAGTCGTAGTAAAAGTATATCACAAGTCGGAAGACCTTGTCAAGACATCCTCTTCAAGTTCTTGAAAGACCTCACCCTTAAGTTTATTCTTAAGTTTACTTCTTTTATACTCTTTCTTTGGAGAAACTATGTTTTTACTCTTATGTAGTAAATCCATATATTTCTTCATATAGTTTCTTTCCTTAGGTTTATTATACATAAAGATAATCTCCTTTGGTTATACTTATGTATATATTGTATCACATATCATCCTCCTTGTCAACCGTGTTGTCTTCCCCATCGTCAAATGTCTCGTAAACATACTGTAAGCATTCAAAACACATGTCAGTGTACTCCCCTCGACTGTCTTTAAAAGTTGACTCTTTGTCACTCAAGGCTTTGTTACATGCTAAACACCTCATAAAATACCTCCAGAAGGCCTCAGAACGGCCTGTGTTGCGTTTTTAGGACCTTGTCCATACCTAGGTATACCTAAGACCTTAAAATGTCATGTGCTCCTCCTTTCTGCACCTGACAACTCAGCCATCCTAGCCAACAAGTTGTTAAGCGGTTCTGTCATCATCGCCCTACAGCAACTAACAACGATTGGGTTAAAGTCTTTTCCGCTATCACTCTCTTCTACACGGTTAAGGTACTTTTCAAAGAACTCTTTAACCAACCCTTGTAGCTCTAACGCTCTCTCTTCATTCTGCATTTCAGCAGCTATCTGTTTTTGATTCATGTTGTGATCTCCGCTCAAAATAACGCCTCCTCTGTCTCTTGGATCAGGTCCTGAAGACGCAACATGGCAGCCTTCCTGACGACCCACTCAGGTTTTATACCGAAGGGGTTAAAACAACGTCCTGTCCGTGAACAGAACCCGTAGTACTCCATGCTTTTCACTGGTTTTCCTCCTCCCAATCTAAAAATTCCTCCTGCTCATAAGCATCCATTTGTGCAAAAGTACTAAAGTGCACCTCTTGACAGCAACTAAAAGTTGTACGTTGTGTACCACAATAGTTACAGTATTCAGTAGAATCGTTCATGAACTCATCACGTAGTTCTTCTCGTGTCATTTTCATAGCTTCTCCAGTTCCTTAGATACCAGTGTAGCGTATCCTGCGATGTCCTTCC